GGAAGTTCTTGGTCTTGACATGGCGCACCTTGGCTCCAATGACGTCTTTGGAGTCTACCTCGTAGTACGGGTAGTAGTGCTTTTCTATTTCCCCCGTCGACGAAAACTCCACAGTGACACCGTATCGAGCACATGTCTCTTTGGACAGGCGTCGTTGGGGTATGTTACTCACTACACCAAACATCTGTAGTGGTTTAGCTTTTGGAAGCGGTTGTTGCTCCACAGTTCCTCCATGGACATGGTAGTCACAATTGACGGCAAAGCAGTGTTGCCCGCCGTCGTCGTAAATAGCAAGGGCGTCCGAAGAATTACACTCCGGACACCCCTCGTGACGTAGGAACTTAGCCATTAAAAGTCGTCGTCAAAAGCAGCGACTTCGGCTTCCTCTAGCACCTTGATTGCCTCAAGGTACGTTGACACACCATGGACTGGGTGTGCGTCACCTAACTTGTACTTCAAGCGTACTCGTGAATTGTAAGGTACTTCCCCATTGTAAGGGTTACCTTCCGCATCTAGAGTGCGAATGTTGTACTTGGACTTGAACTTACGCTGTTTAGCGCCTTGGTAGTCCTTGATTTTAACACCACTTGCGGCCAACGTTGAAGCGTCGTCCTCGTCGAGTGTAACAGTCATAGAGTACTGCCCAGTGTCCTGACCGTTGAACACGTCATGTTGAGTGATGTTGCTGAAGTTTACAATACCTTCTACTACTGCCATTGGAATAATCTCCGTTTAACGTTTCATGATTGCATTATTGCTAATCATACTAATAGTATACACTAATCTACGCACTTGGTCAAACAATATTCACGTACTCTTGGTTAATAACTGTCTGAACATGGACGTACCCTTCGGGCCAGTACGTGTAGGACTCTGCGAGTGCCTTGGCTGTCCTACGGACTGACGCCTCGAAGTTCTCAAACAACCCTAGTTCGTCCTTACAGTACCAAAAGGGTATGCGTAGGACTGGCTCCGCTGGTCCGTGTTGTTCATAATACACAATGATCTCAGCGTCGTTATGAATAGAGCCGTCGTTACCAAAGTGCTTAACGTGGTCGTTGTCCGGTTGTTTCATAATTCAGACTCCGCTTGCGGTAATTCATCACTAGCAATAAACAAAATCCTGTCTAGTGTCACTCTAGGCATAACCACGTTGCCCCTGTCGTCAAAGGACACCTCAAGTTGGTCCTGTAGGTACACAAAAGGTATACCACCCCAAGGGTCACGCTTCATGATGTCATTGGTCACTGTGCGGGCCTGAGTGTACCCTAAGCAATAGATTTGATAATCACCGCCGTCGACCAAATAAATACTCTTTTCGTCAATCGCCATAAACTTAAGTACTCCTATGGTTACTTATGTAGTGTCGTCTTTGGTTAACTTCTTCAGTATGTCCTAAGTATACCTTAGAAGATGGTATCATAATCGTCGTCATTTGTAAATACCTCATTTGGGTAATAGTCCACAATATTGTCTGTATCTACCTCGACAGCCCCAGCAGCATAAAGACAATAATTACACATATCAAGAAAGTCATTATTTGGTCCTTTTTTGGTTAATTCAGAATCCTCTAGTATTTTGTTACAAGCTTTACAACGCATCCCGCCAGTACTCCCCATGTAGTTCAATCATTAATCGCTCTAGATGTCTGTAGGACAGCCCTTTGTACTTTCTTCGGCTTTGTAGTCGGTACATTTCAGTGTCAAATTCTACCAAATGCTCAACCATGGCGTGTGTCTCTGGGTCTACAGTAGGGCCTGAGTTGTCATCCAAAATACCACTATCGGTTGCGTATTCATCTATCGTCATTCTTTCGATTCCTTAGTAGTTCCTTACGTTCCCTGTCTTGCAGTTGTGTACCGAAAGGCCATAGCAACGCATCAATTATCGCTAGTACAAACCAAACGGACACAACCACAGAGACAAACAGTGCAAAGTAATTCGCAATTTCAGTCACTGTAAGCTTTCTCCATACGTTTGCATAATTCGTCTATAATCTTCTGTTCTTCCTCTTTCCAAGCTGAGATGTCATCAAGGCCCTTGTAGTCTTCGGCCTCTAGATCATCATAATAATCGTCATGAGCAATTTCCCAAGATTCCCTAGGCATCGTTTTTTTCTCCCTTAATCAAAACCCATATAGTCCCAAGTATACAAAAGCTCCACAACAAAAACAAGACTTTAATTTCCATTAATCAAACCTCGCTATCTTCTGGTTTCCTTTAGTGTCGGTAAGCCCGACGATTGCATAAGGGTAAACCCAAAGGGTAAACCCAAGCTTTGTAATCTTAGCTATAGGATCCAAAGGACCGTCTTCGTCGTTGTCCGCTAAGTACCGACCTTTGTTGTCGACTATGGTGCCCTCGAAAGGGTACACAAAGCCACCATAGTGGTACAAGGAATCCATCTTGTCAGCTACTGACTGTATGGACTGCCCTTCGATGTATAACGACCTCTCGAAGAAATGAGGGATCAACCCAAGGGCCTCAATTGAGACCCTGTCATCTAACATTTCAACTATCATTGTCTCTTTCCTTTCTGTCAATGTAAATGAATAAGGGCGTGAGTATAACACACGTCCCAAGTAGTAACAATACGTCCCACCAAGGTTGCCATTGTTCAATCATCGTCGTGGCCACTCATTTATACCCTTCTCGTATCCTACAGCATGCCCGACTATCCAGCCAAAGCCAAAGCATGCCACCATTAACACACTAAACATTATTAGTTCCATTATGCCGCCCTCGCTATGACGTCGTTTTGTTTCTTTACCATGCTCTTTCCATGACCAATGTAACACACTACTGCCACGTCCTTAGACCAGCATGCCCTACAAGGCCCACATTTGCCCTCTCGCTGATATGCTTCACAAACTAGGGCACCACTAGGGACATTGTCTAACGTCGCTATGGTGGACGTTTGGGGGCCTTCTACGACCTCTCCGGTAATGCTGTCAGATGACAAGCGCACCACTGCGTTTGCCAGTGCGGACATTTCAGCCAACACTGGACCAAATTTCTTAAACTTGTGCATGCGTGTCGGTAGCCAATGGTTACACCATGGAGTGCGCTTCATTACGTCCAGAATCTTGTACGCAAGTCTGACGTCGTATACGTCCCCACTGTCAAACCATCGAAAGTAACGGTCGTTATCTAATTCTGACACCATATCATCGACCCAAGCGTCACGCTTCCAGTCCTCACGATTGTGCTCCCTAGGGGCCTTGACGTTTTTGAATCGGTAGTTACCTGTCGTGGCATAGCATCCCGAACAAGCGTCCACTAGTGAGCCGTCGGGTTTCTTTGAACCGGGACAAGTGTCCAGCGCTTGCAGTGACCACGACCGACCCGGCATTTTTGAGGCCTTTGATAGTTTGATCATGATGAACCCTCCAATAAAATCAACAAAGCCCACAGCTTACGCCATGGGCTTACTTGAGTCTACTGTTAATAATCGTTGGCGTAAGGGTCGTATTCTTCTATGCCTAATGTCCTATAAACCAAGGCCCTTTCGGCAGAGCTTAGGCCATAGCTTCCGTTTTCGTTGTACCCTTCCCAATCTTTTACTGCTTCTTTCAGCGTACATTGATACCTTGCGGAGTACTCTCTGCAGTCGTTAGCGATGTCTAAAATATAAGTCATGGCAATACCCTTTTGGTTGTCTGATACCACGAAAACCCCGCACTAGGCGAGGTTCAAGGGTTGACCGGCTTTTACCGGTCGTCGATGCTAATGTTAACAGGGCGGCCCTTCTTGTGCTCAATGTAGAGCGACCAGAGTCCGCCAGTCAAGTTGTGGTAGCACTTGCCTTGGCTATAGCTGAATGGCTTTGACAAGATCTTACGCTTGCGGATGATGACTGAGCGGCCTAAGATTTTCGATGTTGTTACGTTTTCCATGGTGTTGCCCTCCTTGGGCTAGTTTAGGTCTTGCCGGTAGTGGCTTGACTCACTGAAAGGCACCCTAAAGGATGCCCTTCGATTAGTCAAGCTTTACCAAATAGTGGGCTGACCGTCGTAAGACTTGCCGGCGCCTAAATTGTATTTTTGCTCTGCTTTATATCGAGTCTCTGCTAAATCTTCAATGTCGCACCAAAGCTCTGAATACTTTAAACAGCCCTTAGCATTGCCCGCTCTGTCCTGTCTGTCCGCTTCGCCTTGCGCCATTACATACAGTTCTGCTAGTGCGTTTTCGCTCATGCTCTCAATGTTGAAAAGTTTCGCTAGGTATCTCATGTCGTGTTGCTCCGTGTTGTTAAGTTGTGCGCCTAAAATAGCATATATTCCCGTCGACGTAAAGTGTGAATATTTACATTAGTTTTTTCTTGCTCTTTTGTTGGCCTTGTGTTACTCGCATGCGCACACGTTATAGAAGGTCAGAGGGTCCAACATAAGTTCACACACTTGTCAATACCCAAAATGCAAAAACTCGAAAAAACTTTAGTTGGTCTTATGACATGGCCTAATGTTAAAACCTCGTGACGGGCTTCCTAGGGCGTCTCAGGGCCATGTGGATAAACCTGTGGATAACTTGAGGTGCTCCTGTGGATAACCTGTGGATAACTCAAGGGTTGTGGACAACCTGTGGATAACCTGTGGATAACTTGCCCCGGGGGAGGGCTTATGTTGTCAGTGATAATTGTTGTAGCCACTTAGGCACAAAATAAGGCAAAATTAGGAAAATTAAGGTAAAAATAACATCATGTAACCTATTGATTTTACTCCAGTTATGTGTTAACCTTGATTTAACCCTAAAATAACTTGACTTTTGTGAAAACTTGTGTTATACTATTGTTGTAATTAGGGATAATTTATGTTATGACCGACGTCGTTAAAAAAAGAGGTCGTGGCAGACCCCGGAAGTCAGAAGTAGCCGCTGTAAAACCCGGAAACAAGGGTGTAGTAGGCCGACCAAAGGGTGACGCAGCGATAATCAATGAGTACAAAGCACGTATGTTGGCTTCTCCAAAGTCACGTAAGGTCCTAGAGACTATTTTTGATGCTGCTTTGGACAACGACCATAAAAATCAGGCTGCTGCTTGGAAGTTAGTTATGGACCGTATACTCCCTGTAGGGGCGTTTGAAAAAGACGTCGTCAAGGACAATGGCCGTAACGCTATCCAAATTAATATTACTGGTGTTGGTACTGCAGAAGTAACCACCCCACAGGCGCAGACTGTGTCTACAGACGACATCATAGAGGGAGAGGTCATAGATGAGTCTTAAGCACTTCAAGAGAGAAGAGTTTGACTGTCAGGTCACTGGTACCAACAACATGGAACAAGAGTTCCTAGAGAAGTTAGACCGATTGCGGGGTGCATGTGGCTTCCCCTTTGAGGTAACGTCGGGTTACCGTCATCCAACCAAGCACCCCATTGAAATGAAAAAGGCGGTGCCGGGAACACATGCGCAAGGGATTGCGGCTGACATAAAAATAACTAACGCCGCCCACCGCTACACAATAGTAGCCAATGCCCTTAACCTTGGTTTTACTGGTGTGGGCATTGCTGATACATTTGTACATGTGGACACTAGGGGTACTACTCCAGTGATTTGGTTGTACTAATGCTTCATACAAAACACATTACGCTAACAGACGCTACTGAACAAACGTTATTTACTATACCAACAGGCTATACAATACATATTGTGTATATCTTTATTGCTAACCACGGTGGCAGTACAAACCAAATAAGTCTTTGGTGGGAGACAGGTGGTGTAGACCAAATGTACTTTTTTGACGGCACTAGCATTGGCGCAGGTAACAAAGAAATCATAGGCGGTCAAAACGACGGCGGTATCTTTGTACTGCATAACGGAGATGTTGTAAAAACTCAAGCGTCTTCGGCAACAGGACAGATGGAAGTAGCAGTTACCTTCCAGTTACTAGAAAGATCAGCAGCGTTTAACAACTTCAATGGATCTTAATATAGAACTACTGCCTTGGCAGCAGGAAGTCTGGGCAGACGACACACGTTTTAAAATAGTAGCTGCTGGGCGACGTACGGGTAAGTCTAGGTTAGCAGCATGGATGTTAATTGTTAACGCACTACAGGCGGACAGAGGCCATGTATTTTACGTCGCACCTACTCAGGGACAAGCCAGAGACATCATGTGGCAAACCCTGCTTGAACTGGGGCACCCTGTTATTAGCGGTAGTCACATTAATAATCTGCAAATTAAGCTTGTCAACGGTGCTACAATTAGTCTAAAGGGTGCAGACAGACCAGAGACAATGCGAGGTGTCAGCCTTAAGTTCCTCGTAATGGACGAATACGCCGACATGAAACCGGAAGTATTTGAGCAGATCCTGAGACCTGCTTTGGCTGACCAAAAGGGCTGTGCGATGTTCATAGGGACACCTATGGGCAGGAACCACTTTTACGAACTGTACAAATATGCGGAGCTAGACAATGACCCTACGTACAAAGCTTGGCACTTTACGTCTTACGATAACCCGTTGTTGGACCCGGACGAAATCGACATTGCAAAAAAGTCTATGTCTTCTTATGCGTTTCGTCAAGAATTTATGGCGTCGTTTGAAGCTCGTGGGTCAGAAATGTTTAAAGAGGACTGGGTCTCTTTTAGCGAGGACAAAC